CGGCCTCTTTCTCGGCCTCGGCTGCTTTTTCTGCCTTGCGGTCCTCGTCGGCTGCCTTGGCATCGGCCGCCTCTTTTTCGGCCTTTTCCCTGGCCTGCGCCCTGGTGTCGGCATCATTTTCGATCGCGTCGGTTGCCGGGCCGTCTAAGTCGACATCTTCTTCCAGGGCCGCTTTTTCCTCCGGGCTCAAAAGATCAACGTCGTTGAATTCCTCGGGCTTATCAAAATCCACCCGGATCGCTTTTTTGTCTGAAATAGCTATCTTGTCTGGCATCGGGCTATACTCCTGTATAGTTGGGGGTTAATAGTTATCGGCCTCGTCCATGGCGTTTTTGGTCGACTTGTTTTTGGCTCTCATCGTGCCGGCCACACTTTCAGGCTCGACAAAACCGGGATCGCGATAATGAGCACTACCTTTTTTTAGTTTTTTTCGTTTTGGCGACATTTCTTTTCGGCCCCTTAGCAGTTCGAGCGCTTTTGTTACCAGTCCCATTAGAATTCTCCTTGTTTTTTTGGGTTAATGACATTTGCTTGCGGTCCTTATCCTTGCTCTCGACATCCTTGTCTTTGCCCTCGATCCCTGCCAGGACCTTGGCCCGCTCAATTTTAATCTTCTCGGCCTTATCCTCGGCGTCGGTTCGCGCAATCGCATAATCAAGACGGGCTTTGGCATCGATCGCGTCCGCCTCGGCCTCCAGCTTATCGACCTCGGGCGCGGTCTTTTCCTCGATCGCCTTGGCCTCGAATTTCAGTTTCTCAGACTCCCACCGGGCCTTTTCGATCATCAATTCCTCAAGGAAATCCTTGATCTGCTGCGCCTTTTCGGCTGCTGCCGCCTCGGCCTGTTGCTCGGCAATGACTTCGGGATCTTCCGGATCGCGGAACGGATCGGACTGGCCGTTTAGTTTTCTTATCCGCTCGACAAAGGCGTCCTTACTGGGGATGTCAGACAGATCGACAACTAAGTCTAAAATTTGCAGGGTCACCTCGGGCGGGATCTTGGTCGTAAGCTCCATCATGGCGTCAAACATGGCCTGGCGGACCGTCGCGGTATGGGCCTGCTCATCGACGGCAAAGTCGCCCTGGGTTTCAGTGATATCGTTTACCTTTTGGCCGTCCGGGCCTGGGGCGTTAATCTGAACGAACTCGGGCAGGCCTTTGGCGCCGGTTATGCGGATCTCTTTTTCATCACTCCAAAACTGCTCCATTAATGACAGCTTAATCTCGCCTGCGAGCTGGAAGGCTAAGCGGTAATTATCGAACATGGCGGCCGTGACAACGGTACCCATTTCATAGCGCTGGCTGATAGCCTTGCCGGATACCGCGTTTGTTTGCCTGCCCATCATTTCGTCATTTACCCCGGCGGTGCGCTCGATATATTCCGCGTCCTGGCCCATCAACATGACGTGTTCTTCGACTAATTTCGTCTCTTTGTTGATAATGACCTCGCTGCCGCGCTTTTTGAGGATAAGCCCGTCGGGCCGGTCCAGCTCCTCTTTAAAATCGTCCCAGTCGTCGGTAGCGTCGTCGTCGGCAATGGTCTGATTGGTCTGCAGGATGAAAAGGGCCTTGCTGCGTCGTTTGTTGAGGTCCTCCTGGGGATCGCGGAGCTGGCGGATCAACCCATAGGGCGTGTTATCCGACTTTTTGCGGTAACAGATGATCGGCACAAAGGGGAATCGATTATGGTTATAGGGGCTCTCCTGGTTGGCCAGGGCGCCCGACGAGCAAAACAGCATGCAATAAATCTGCATCCGAATTGCATCATAAAGGCTGGCATATCCGCCGTTGACAAGATAATTGTGGTTTTCGTCGGCTTTGTCGAACCGCACACCGTTTAAGGTGCCGAGCTCCGGACCTCTCATAATCTTGGCCCGCATAGGCAAACGATACCAGCCCTCGACTAAACGCACGCGAGAACGGAAGTACGGAGTATCGACGCCGTGCCACTGGTCCAGGAGAAACCCTTGCTCGCCTTCGACCGGCTCGATATCCAGGCCGGTCATTTCCTCGTCGTGATAAGAATGATCGTTGACCGCCGCCGCCTTAATGATATGGGCGCGGTTCGGAAACATCGCGCAGCCGACATCCAGGTCAACAAATTTCGAGCGGAAAAGATAGCGGGCGTCGGAATAATCCAGCTCATTGGCCAGGGAATCATACCAAATGTTGCGCCAATCCTCGAAACGGCTAAAGATCCTCTCGTCGCTTTCGTCAGACCTAACACCATATTCGAGCCAGCCGATACCGCACTTGGAGGAATCCTCGAAAGCACGCGAGCGCTGGAAGGCCTCTTTGTTGACATCAGACAAATATTTCATGCCCTTGGTTTTCGTCTCCGCGTTGGGACCGTGCTCTTTTTTCCTTGGCAGGATCTTATAGTCAATGCGGGTGCGCTTTTCGGTACCCAGTACCCAGTCACAAGCGGGCTTGATCTGATTGAAAACAAGGGCCTTTTGGCCGCGATCTTTGAGCTCGGCCTCGTCGTCCTCGTCCCATTGTTTGCCGTCATAGAATTTGTGATCGGTCATTTGCTCGGTCCGCGCCGAGGCCTGCAGTTGCCTTTCGCGATACCACCAGTTTGTAAGCCGTCTAAGGTTTTTCATAACCTCCGGGCCGTCTAAATATTTATCCTCTTTCGGGCCTGGTAACTTTAGATCCTCAAGCTCCTCTTGCTCGGTGATCCCCAACGATATCCGCTCATCAAACCGATGAATCTCTATGTTTTCAAACGACATAACTTTACCTCTCCGGGCAGATGCCCTCGTAAATCAAGTCGATATCACGCCAAGTATGGATCATATCGGCCAGGAAATCCGGATAGACGCCGCTCCAAAAATTGATTAAACCAGCTTTGTACCAATGCTTTGCGGTCAGCTCGGAGCACACCCCCGGGCCGATCGCCAGGTACTTGGCCAATGGCGGGCACAGCAAAAATAATACAAGACGGTGACCGGCATACCACGTGCCCTCATGGTGTTTCAGTTTATTCCAGCCCAGGTTAAACAAAAGCGGTGTCATCTTTTTGTGGCGCCCAACTATGATCTTTTTGTCCTGGTATGCCGCAAATAGGTTTTGGCGCCCGTTTTTCCACAGGGCCTCGAACGTCGTGCCGGCGGAATTGAGTATCAAACCGGAATGGGAATACTCGGACCGGCCGTCCATGCTGATAAATTTCTGCACCCGGTTGATCGCCCGGCCGAGCATCATAGGGTTTTGCGTGCAAAATATGTCACCCGCTGCCAATATCATTTTGGATCAAACTCAATATGAATGTGATTAAATTCATCCACGACATCGAAGTCTTTGCCGAGGACCTGTTTGATTTCAGATACGCTCACGCCCAGGGGCCGGATATCGAAGGCCTGGCCGATATAGTGCATTGAACCGGCGCCATGGTTGCCGTCGCGGATCGATGTGCAAAAAACATCCTTGCCCTTATCTTCGTACAGGTCCGCCACGCGCCCGAATCCCTTTTGAGCTGCGATACACAGATCCCCAATAACGCCGCGCTTTAGCCAGACCGTCACTCGGTTACCTCCGTCATTACCGTAGTGCCCTCGATGGTCATTTTAGCCTCGCCAATCACCTTTTTGGGTGCGACCGGGGCCGGAGGCATGTCTTTGAGTTGCTCGATAGCGTCCTGGATGAGCCAGGCGGTTTCGGCCAGTTGTCGCGAGTTCGGCATGCCCAGGTCAAACAGCTCGTAAAGATCAAGGCATTTGTGCATCATAAAAGACTCGAACGTCCGGGGCATTTTTTCCGTTAGCCTTTCGTAATGGTCCTCTGAAAACGTCCATATCTGATCGAGCATAATGATATAGCGCTTATCCTGGTTGGCCGATCGCGGTACCGCCGGCTTTAGTGCAATCGCCGGCTTTTTGTCGTAGTAGCAAAGCTCCGCTGCTATTTGTCCCATGGTTGATATCTCCTTGGTGCAATGGCCTGCATCGTCGGGAAAGGAATTTTTCGACCGCGAGCCTGTTTACCTGCCAGGCCACGCGGCCGGTGAAAGTAAACTGCATTTTACTTGGGGCCGAATCCGGTCCCCATCGGCGGGGGCAGATAATAGCGCACGCCAAAAGGCACAGGGGCAACGGCTGGATCGTCTGACCAGCCGATAGCTGAATTTGATACTTTTTCGATAGTCCCTCCGATATCGACCAGCCGATAGGTTTCCAGGCCGAATAGAAATATACCCTCCTCGGCCAGGGTGACGGTGTATTCGAGTTCCGGTCCTTGCCACAGCTTAACGGCTGAGAGCTTGTCGCTTTCGGGCGCCTGGTAGATAGCGTACTCGATCGATTCGCCCGCGTTTACCGGCGCGGTGGCATCCCATCCCAGGGTGATTTTGTTGGCAATTTTGTACTCGATTGCGCTGGCGTTTGTATGGAAAATTACCACCAGCGCTAAAGCTACGAAAACACACAACATATTTCTTGGAAAGTTTACATTTTTCATACGGCCATTGCTCCTCTGTTGCGGCGTTTCCATTTGCCGCTTTTGGGTTTGAGTTTGTTGTTGCCGACAATGCGCACCATGACGTACTGGAAAGCATCGTGAATATGAGAAAAACGGTTTTTGTCGGGCTTATCCATGTAAATTCCGGTATTGCTGCCCACCTCTTTGTAATGATAGCCGCCCATAAAACCGTTGATGAGACGCACACAGGAAGGATCGATTAGAAGGCCGTCGATGATCGCGAGCTGATCGTCAACCGAATTGTAGCGAGCTGCAGGGTTTTGCTCGCTCGATTGCACATCAACGCCATTTTCGCGCATTAGCCTGGCGTTGGAGGTCCAGCCGCCCTCTTTCGTGCTGTATTTCTGTTCGCCAGCCGGATCGCCCCAGTCAATCCACTCGGCGCCCGGAAAAGCCATGTTGCATTGGTGAACCGCGTACTTTGTAAACTGCACGATGTTCATTTTGTCCTGGTTAATCTCCTTGAAGACGTGCACGACGCGAGGCGCCGGGCAGCCGACCACAATGCAGGCGGGAATGTTGCCGCTGTTATCCCATCCCCGGATCAAGGGAATTCCGCCCCATATCAATGATTCTTTGCCAACATGATAGCCGCGCCTGAAATTGTTATAGACCAGCTTGCCCACGACAATGACGCCGGGCTTGCCTTCAACGTACATTTCCAGCCAGTCGAGGTGATCCTTGTAATCGGCAATTAGGTCATCGTAATAGCCGGCGCGAAGGTTGGCCTCGTTCTCCCTGGGGGGCTGCCAAAAGCCGTAATGGTTTTTAAGGGGTTCTTTCTCCGGGATCGGGCCGGGCACGTCGGTTAGCCATTTGAATTCGTGATAGGTTTCGTGCTCGACATCCGGCGGGTTGGTTGTCTCAATACCGAATCGTGGGGTTTTAAAGCTGTTTTGCTCGGTGCCGTCGGGCAGGGTTTTGGTTTCGTAAAGGTGTGCGGGAACGTGATGGAACTTTGCGCGGTACCAATTCTCGGCCTGCTTGGCAGATGGATAGCGGCCGATACGGGTCTTTAATATCCGCTTGATATCGCCGGCCACCTCGATAGACTCATCGATCCAATAGCCGGTGACCTCCAGGGACTTGAACTTTTTAAGATCTTGAATTCGATCGCACGAACGAAAAAGGAGCTCGACCTCAAAGGGGCCGAGCTCCTCATCTTCATGGACCAGCGTATAGATTTTACGCTGCTTTTGATATTTGCCCCATCCGAACCATTCAAAAACGGTCGCCTGGGTTGTATCGATTAATTCATCATACGTGTTACGGACAATTACCCACTTGGATTTTTTATATCCCCATTCGCGAGCCAGATGCTCCGGGAGGTATCGGCAAATATCCCAAGTGGCGCCCGTTGTTTTGCCTGAGCCGACCGGCCCGACGATGCCGCGCACCTGACCAGGGTGAGTATGGAAAGCGTCAATCGTCGGTACCGGTCGGTACTCAATTTCATCGTACTCTATCGCCGTCTCTGCCGCAAGGGACATAGTTGGGGGCCTGGGCCATGCGCTAACCTCCTGGTGTAGTTTGGACCGGCCTCCTGGCCTGTCAGATGCAATTTAAGCGACGATCTTTTATCGTATGTGAACCGTGCAGCCGTCATATACGCCGATTTTACCGGCGAATATGGGGTTTACCCTCATCTTTCTGTAAGTTAGGCGTTCTTCGGCCCCACTAAGTAGCGTATTTCCGCTTATCGGAGTGGCCTGCAGGGCATCGACCACGTCAATCCATACCCATTGGGCGCCTGGGACCGGCGGCGCGAGCGCTTTGGCGACGGCTGCCGGCGCTATTGCGCACGCGGCCATAGAAAAAGCAAGGTGTTTTAGAAATTTGCGCCGTGTAAAAGCCATTGGTTCTTTTAAAAAAGCGATGGTTTTTTGTAAAAGGCCCCGGGCTTTTTAAAATAGTATCGGTTAGTTTAGTTTCAATCCTCGCCCTCCCGATGAGAGCGACGTGTATTCCCGAGGCCTTTCACAAACTGTTATTATTCTAAGCCTTTCGGCTGATAATGTCTAAGACTTTAGACCTACGCATATTGAGCTCGCGCTGAAATCTCGCGGTGTAGGCTATTGTGCCATAGTTCTTATTGTCGAACTTCGGGCGGCGGGCTCCTACCATGTATTGATAGGCGTCGTCAATATGGGAAAAACGGTCCCGGACGGGTATGTCCCACGAGCCCATTAGCTGTTTTTCCCACAAGTCCCTATCGGACTCGCCGGCCAGATCCACCCCCACCCAGGTCCCCGTAGACTCCAAATTTTTGAACTTTTTGGGGTCCAGGGTCGTCGCCTGCCTCCCCATGGGGTCGATGCTCACCCACGCAGCGGGCAAAACTGCTGCTAAAAAACTAAGAAACTTTCGCCGCGTTATCATCTTGCCATTCATCCTCGGATAAACCCGAATAAAGGGGCTTTTTATATTCCGGGGCCACGTACTTGATCGGCATGCCGCCGCCTTTCTCATCGTCAAGAGAAAAGGCCTGTCTTTCCAGAGGTATAGCCTGAGAAAGAACCCCTGAAACCACCCGCATACTATCCAGCCTGGCTTTTGACAGGGCCGCAACAAGCGCCGCTTGGTGTTTTGTACGCTTTTTTTTTAATGATTCTGAGGATATAACTGCCATTTCCCGGATTTCTTCAAGTGTTGCACCCACAATGTCTAAAAGTTCAGCTATCAAAACCCTGTGACGCCTTACAACCGTAACGCCGCGCTTGGCGGCGGACTCGATAATCTCGGAGGCCTCCAGGGGTGCAACACCAGCCGCAACACCTTCATCCTCTAAAAGCTGGCTTTCGACCTCCTTGCGGACCTGTTCTACCAGGCTGCCACGCTTGCCCCATTTCATGCGCTCGGCCTTGGAGGTGATCGCCTGCCGCGAGGGGCCATACGTTCGTGCAATATCCGAAACGGATAGCTGTCCGGAAAGCCATTCTTGTTTGACAATATCCCAAACGTCGTCCTTGTATCCCGGTGAATCGCCCATAATTATTCAGCATTTATCATAGGTTGGGGCGGAATGAAAGAATGATCGTGATTTCGGTACAATGCGGCTATTCTTTCATCCACTCGGGCAATAACAACAGCCTGGGCATTGGTTATGGCTGCGATGGTATCTAATTTCTTATCGATTTCGCGCTGAACCCTTACAAGTTCAATATTTACAGCTCTTTGGCACGTTGCCTGGTTGGCCTTACAATAGGTCTGAAACTCTTTAACCAGCTTGGCCATATCGATAGCGATGTCCTCTTTATTCGGCTGACTTTTATTTGCAACTTCCATTTCGGCAACCTTTTTAGCGAGTTCAGGGATCTTGTACCGAACAACAGCCACCAGCAGCCCCAGGGCGGTTATGGTAGCTGCCACAACGCTCCAATTCCCGAGCACGTGCTTGACCACGTTATCCATGGTTAAACCTCTCTCGTTATTGGGGATAATGTTGTGGGGTATTCTTTGGGAGTGCGGGCAGTGATATCCTTGGACGTCCTGCCCTTTAGGAATGGAATTGGACCTAACCTTTGAAAGCCGCGTGATGATTTCCCAGAGACGTACCGCAATTCCTATCATCGAACTGTGTCCAATTCTTTAGATATGGTACTTGGCCGGGCGTGTATCTGTCAAGATATACTAATTTAATCTGATTTAGCGACTAAATTTATCTCAATGGGGTGTTTTGGGCACTTTGACAACCTCGATTCGATCCATTTGGATCATCTTAGCATAATTTTGCATGCCTTTGATAGAATTTAAAATATGCTCCCGGCGCCTTATCGCCTCGGCATGGTCCATTACGCTTTCGTCGAAAGAGATCAGCGCCAGGATAAACGACTCGATTGCTGAGATCATTTCCGGCGGGTCCAGCTTGGTTAGCTCCCGGGCCTGGGCCATATCCTCGGAGGTTAAAAACGCTACCAAAACGTTTAGGTGATAAGTCCATCTTTCCCGGCTCCAGTGAATTGGGTGCTCGATTATTGCGCTCATACCCTTAATCATTGATTTACCCTCCTAATTGGCCGATACGAGCGGGGCCTTGCTCAGCTTTACCGGTATCAGCGCTGCAGAATTCAGATACTCAAATAGCCCCAGGGCGCTAAGCAACTCCGCCCTGCGTTTCAGATATTCGTCAATATCGTATTGCCCTACAACCATGGCCTTTGGGTCCGCGATATTGATTAGCCGGAAGATAAAGCTCTCGATTGCTTGGACAAACGTTCGTTCGTCCAGCGTCGAAAAGGGCACGGAGGCCTCGACCGTCCGATAGACCAGCAGGATTAAAAAACTGGGCAATGTGTTTGCGAGTTTCAACTGATTTTCCTCGTCGTCATATTTCACGGCCTGGACCTCCTTAAAGGATATGTCTTAGATCGATCGGGACTCCGGGCTGCAGCTGCTCTTTGAGCTCTGCGTCAAACTGGGTTGCATTATCATCATTATGGACCGCTAATCGATGAATAAACACCTTACAACGCACTCCGCCCTCGGTCACACCTTCCCATAACCGGACCGGGACGCCCTCGATCTGTGTTAGGGTTTCCGTCGACTCGATTGTAATTTTCATCTAAACCTCTCAAATGCCTGCATAAAACTATCGTCAAACTCCGAGCTGTCGACAAAGGTGGCCTGGGTTGGCAGGCGCTCATTACCGCTGCCACGAACGGGCCGCCCCAAAGGATAGCGCTGTTTGATATCCGCGTGCAAGCGGATCAGCTCGGTATATCTCATCTGCCGGCGCGGTTTCCCGTACAGGCGAAAAAGCTCGGTGTTAATGTCCCTGGGCTGCATGCGATTGGCAAAGGCAAACCGCCGAATATGCCCCTCGATGTCGCGCAAGACAGATTCCTCGCGCTGTTTGGGTGTTGCCGCCTGGCTGTTTAGTTGGGCCTCGCGCTGCCGGGTGGCTGCAGATCCTAACGGGATGATGCGCGGGCGCTTTTTGCCATGGCCCTTTTCCAGGACCTTGTTTTTGTAATCGCTGCCGATAGCGCTGCGCAACTGTTCGCGCTCGATCTCGTCGACGATCTCGCGCATTAAAATGTCATCCGGGGCGAAAATATAGGCGACCTGGTTTTCCCAAGAGCCCGCGGCCCGATTAATCCGGACCGCCCGGGCGAAACATTGCTCGATCCAGGGCTTTGAGCGGATATGGGTCAAACATGCGATATGGGAAACCTCGGGCACGTCTAAGCCCTCGTAGGCCATGGCGATGGTGACCAGCAAATTGATATTGCCGATCTTGAATTGCTCGATCTGCTCGACGGCCTCATCACTATCATGGGAGGTAGCCAGGCCTACCGCATAGCCGTTATCATCTAAGACTTTGAAATGCCGGCGGGCCTCGGTGATCCCGGCGGTCACAATCAGCATCTTGGCCGTGGGTACCGCTTTTAGGTATTTCATGTAATGGTTTAAGGTCAGGGCCAACAGGTCGTTGGCGAATTCGGTTGCCAGGGCGGCGTATAGAGCCGCGCCTTTTTCCTTGGGCATGACGTTATAAAAACTCTCCGCGTTGATCGTGTCGCCGGCGGCCGTCTCCCAGGAGCTCCGCCCATCGGAAAACACGAAATGGATCGGCAAAATAGCGCGATCCTCCAGGGCGGCCGCCCGCTCATATTGAATGATCGCCGTATCAGAATCCCCAGTTAGGACCGGCCGGGTCCCGAACCGATAGCCCGAGTCGTTATAATCGATATAGGCGATCTTGCGCATATCGCCGCGCTCTAAAGTGCCTGTCATCAAAATTTTATACCGTGCGGCCGCGACGATCGGCGCTAGGGCCCGGTGCCATTCGCCGTTTAAATCCAGATGGTGAAATTCGTCCAGGATGATCGCAAAGCGATGATTTTTCACAGCTTTAAGCACGCTGCCGGTGTCAACTGCAAGGGCCTGGTAGGTGGTTATAAACCCATCCAAGCCCCTGCAGGGGTCGGGCTCATTGGTGGATGCTCGGATACTGAGATTATGGGTAAACATGGAGCGGAAAAACGGGTCAATAAAGTTTCGCTCCCCTTGGACCTGCAGGGCCATGCGCGGGCACACCCATAGGATCTTATCGACCAGGCCGGCGCGGATCAGCTTACCGGTGATGATAGGCAGGGCCGATTTACCGCCGCCCGGGGTGACCTTGCAGAGAATTGTCGAAACTGAACACCGATCAGTGATGATGCTATCAATCACTGATTCAAATTCAATTTGATGCTGCCGTTTCAAACGACCTCCCAGTCTTCAGAAAATAGCTCGATCATGGTTTCCTTCCAGGGCACCTTACCATGCCTGCTCGTAACGTACAGGTAGGGCGCTGTCATCGCCTTGGCATTAAAGGGCCGTTCTGGATAGCAGGCCTTGATTAATACATCGTGCGACCAATGGGGCAGGCGCATGCACTTGCCTCTTTTCACTTGCTCGAAAGCGTCTCCAAATGTCACGGTTTGACCTCCTTTAAGGAAATTTCCTTTTAGAATTTAACATACTTTCCCCACTGGAAAGCTCTGAGATTATTAGATTAAAGTTTTTAGAGGCCTGGCTAAAGGGAAATTTCCTTTTAGAATTTAACAAAATTTTCCCTACGAAAAGTTAACAACCGGCCGGTAAAAATTCCATATATATCTTTGGGCCTATTTTTATCCTTCACCCGTTTTCTTTTCACGTGGAAACACCATCTTTACATCATCCATTAATTCGGGGTGCTCTAACTGATTTTCAAAAATGCAATCTGAACAGATCTCCCTGCACTCCAGGTTGAAAAACAGATTATCCTCGCACCCACATTGGCTACAAGTCCCTTTTCTGTGTGATGTATATTCTATAATCATCAGTTAGGCCTCCGGCTGATGCTGCCTTTTCACTCGACATCATTCCCATTGGGTTTTTGTAGTTTATTTAACAGCCTTTTATAAACTTTTGGCGTACCGACGCTAACCGTCATGCCGGGCACACATTTTCTTAGCGGAGTTTTTTGTAGGAAGGAAATTAAAGAAAGATTTTTGACCACATTGCGCTCAAACTTCAATCTGGCCGCCTCTGATAACAGGTCCGTGTTGACGGTGGTTAGGACTTTGCGCTGTTTCCTGCACGCATTATATATCCTGCGCGTTAGCCTGGGGGCTGTGATCTCGACTTTTTCATCATCGGTGGCCTTCTTGTAACCCCGACCTAAGTGCTCGTTGGCCGTGGGGATTAAATCGATATCGAATTCGTCGAGTGTGTGAGATTTTAAGTGCATCCTTTGAATTTGGAAATCCTGGGAATTTAACTCAACCTCCAACATTAGAGCTATTTCTTCATAGGTAAAAAAGTCTTTCGGGCTCTCAGATATAAACCGCGCTATCTCCTTGTAGGGTGGGTGAAGTTTCATTCTTACCTCCATTAATGTTTAGAGCTCCGGCTAAATGCCGGAGCTCTCTGTGCCGAGCCCTGCCATTCCTCGCCGCGCCAGGCCACGCCAAGCCGAGCCGCGCCCTGTTGTAAGGCCGTTCCGGTCATTGCCAAACCAATCTACGCCTTGCTCCGCCCAGGCTGGCCGGTTAAAAAACGCTGAGGGGCATCCGTGCCTTGCCGAGCATAGCCGCTCTAGGCC